GAATTTGTTATAATACGGCTTTCCTTGTTTGCCCCTTGATAAAATGGTTCTGTTACTGCTTTTATCTTTTTCCTTATAACCTTTTCAAAGCCGGAACCGCCGTTGTTACTTTCAATCCATGCTTTTTGCGTTCCGCATCTGTTTATCATATCCGGGACGGTAACGGCTGTTATTTCCGTGTTTTCCTGCGTAAATACCATGTCAGTAATTAGCGCATACAAAATCGGTTCAAACCGTTTCTTTTGTTCGTTCCATGCCTCATTACCGGATTTGTAAATGTCATAACATACCGAAAATGTAAAGTCGTCGCCCTCGTCGGCAACGTCTGTATAATTTCCGCTACGTACATACGTCCCCCATTCGGATTTGTCAACGTATGTTCGGAACGGGTTCCGGTACAATTTACCCTCGGCGTTTCCGGGGTTGCCTTGATACAAACATTGAAATTGTACGGGGTCTAACGCTCTTTGTCCCTCCAATTTTGCCCGGCTGTGTCGTCTATCCCATAACGCCGCCCCCGGTTCCCGTGGGTCAATCTCTGTTGGTTCCCCGGTTTTCAGTCCCTCAAAATTTATTCGTACCCATGCGCCCGCCGGAATGTCTTTTACATCATCCCAACTTTTAATGTCAATTACGGTTTCCCCGCTTTTTTCAATACGCCCAATCAAATCATCATCATGCCAACGGGTAAAAACAATTAATTCTTGGGAATCATTATGCAAACGGGTACGTACAACGGTCGTGTACCATTTCCACGCCGCATTACGTACAATCGGGCTGTTACCCTCGGCATAATCTTTGTAAACGTCGTCCAATATCGAAACATCAACCGTTTTTGACGTCAACGAACCGCCACGACCGACAACACGCAACGAACCCTTATGCCCAACCATTTCTATGACGTCAGAATTTCGTAAATACGTATTAGCCATTGTTACGACGTTGGAACCGTTCAAATACGTTTCCGGGAACAATTCCCGGTATCTTGGGGTATCAATTATTCTTTGTACGTCCCGGTTAAAATCTCTCGCAATGGTTGCCGCATACGACCCGATACAAATCTTTTTGTCCGGGTCTAAACCTAACATAAAAGCGGGTAACTTTCGGCTTGAACCCTCGCTTTTCCCATGTTGTGGCGGCATTTGCACAATCATTTTTCGTATTTTGCCATGCGCAAACTTATCCAACAGGGTATAATATACGACGTGGAACGGTTCCAATACCAAATCCGGTTGCATATACCGGGCAAAGTTGATAAGACGTTTACGGGCGGCGGCTCGCACCAATTCGCCGGGGTCTGCCTTGATTGCCTCGTACATCTTCAATAATTCCTCGTTGCTCATGGTCGTACAATTTTATCGGGTGTAACTATCAATTCGCCGGGCTTTTTCGGTATCCAATTCAAACACGCAATTTCGCTCCTTATCCGGACACGGTTCGGGGTAAACGGACAACGGCAACAAATCGGCAATCTATTTGCAACATCTAAATTCTCATGGTCGAAATACCAAATACCGTGTCCGCAATCCCCGCAATAATGGTTCGTTTGGGTTACAACCTGTTTTACTACATACTTTCGCTTTGCCATTATTGCGCCCCTCCTTTCTCGGCGATTGTCTTTTGAAATTCGGCGGACTGCAATTTGTCGGCGACGGCAAACAACAGGTCGTCCGGGATTGCCTTAACATCGTATTTCGGTTTATCGTCCTCCGTCCCGGCGTTGTATCCGGGGATTTCGATTTTAACGGGTGCATCAAATCCCAACATCTTTGCCCGGCGTTGTTGAATGTTCAACAACAAATCCAAAAACCGGGGATTGCCCGCCGACGTTTCAACGGTCGTTTCGTCATACCCGTAATATTCCGGGTCGCTGTCGGTCGCATCCGTTTTGATAGGACGCCCCCGGTTGGTTTTCTCTTTGGTGTGCTGCTTTCCGGTTTTGGACACCTCCCACGCCTCCCACGCTTGTTGCTCCATTTTATCCAACTTTCGCAATTCCTGTGTAACATATTCGTCGATTGTATCCAACCGTTCCCGCTTCCATTCGATAAGGCATTGTTGCAAATCGTAATAAACCATTTGAAAGGTTATTGTATAACCCATTCCACGGGCGGACAAATCCCGGTTCAATGCGTCCGCAATTTCCCGGTACGAATAACCACGCAAAAATAAATCGGCACAAAACCGAATGTCATAAATTCGTTGTTCCTCGGAACGTTTGTTGTAGCCTAATGGCTTCTTTCTCTTTTTCATCGTCTAACCTCTTTTAATGTCAAACAGGGGTCAAAATCTGCCTTTTACGCCTTTTCGTCCTTTGGCTTGGTTCCTTATCGGCTCCTTTGCCTTTGTTCTTTCGTTCCGGGCTTTATCCTTTCCCCTGTTTGCCTCCTTAAAACGTTGCTTACCCTTTTGCAAGTTATTTGCACGGAATTTCCATTTTAAGAGGCTTTATTGTCTTATCCGATACTTTCTATATCTCGGCGGTTATCTTTTAACCACGGGGCAAATTTACGGCTTTTTCGCCGCATTGCCAACCGTTTGTTTTCTCTCACATATAAACGGCAAAACCCCGGCTTTGTTTTCCGGGGCTTGCGCTCTCTTATTCGGTCGGTAAATCGACCGTCAGTAACACGGGTTGCAATGGCTTATTAAACGTTAGTACGGATAAATGAATTGTCCCGGTTTCCTGTATCCGCTTCAATTCGTCCGGGGATAACTGCCATTTGGTAATTATAAGCCCCTGCGGGTCGTTTGGAACTTTCATTGCTGGCAACGGAACGTATTCCGGTTGGTCTTTCGCAAATACTACGTTCACGCCGGGGAACTCAACGGGTTTCATTTCGACGCCCTCCATTGCGTTTGTTTTTCGCTCTGCGTTTATCCCGTGGGTTTTGTCGTGGCATTTCGACCCGGTGTATTTCTACTTTGGAACCGGGGAACATCTTGCCGAAAAATTCCACCATTGCTCGCACCTCCTTTGGGACGTCGAACGCCTCCGGCTTCTTATGCTCCGGGCAAATCCACCGAACCGGGCAATTGTCGCAATCCTCATTCCGCACAACCTCGCCCGTCTTATCGGCTTCTTTGAACCCGTGCCAATTGTCCCTCCGTGCGGACGCTTCGGCGAAATTCTCCATTGCTTCAACTGCTACTTTCGCCAATATGTAATCCGGGGTATCGTTAAAATGCGCCTCCAATGAATTACGGTTGATAACCTCGGCAATCTCTTTCAAAAACTTTTCTCTTTTGTTCATCGCTTTATTGATTTTTGGGTTTGTACTCTTGGCACGGC